TGTTGAAAACAAGTTTGTTCCTACTGGCCATTGCTTTTCATATCCTCGTGCATCCTTTCCGCGACCGTCAAAACTGATCCCACAATCAGGAGAAAACCCCTTCGGCAGCGGCCAAGAAAGAAAGCGATCAACCATTTCTTGCGGTATAAATTTTTTCGACAACGAACAATTGCAAGGGCCGTTTGGGTATGCTGGCTCGTTGTGAACGGCGCAGTCAGAGTCGTGAATACTCCCATCTCGGCAAAATACACACTCACAAGCCTCAATGCCTTCTGCGCCAAAATTTTCTTTTTTCATTCTGTTCCTTTCAATAATGTCCATAGTTTCTTGGTTGCTATGCGATAATTTACTCATGATTTCCCCTCTGCATTGACCTGATCGGCGGCGCGGGTGATGGCTTCGATCAATTCATCCAATCCGTCAGGCGTGTAGTCGTATTTTTTATGCGCTCCATCTTTCGTATATTTGGAATGTTTGCTGAATTCCTTTAAGTGCGGTAACGCTTGTTTCAGCAACATCCCCTCCCGCACGCCGGATAAGGGGGCGGTGTCAGGTGTTATCCATTCGACTTTATGGCCGCAATCTTCGTGGTATTCCTGATAAGTAACATGGTATGCGCCAATCTCTGCTTTACAGTTCGGGCACCACCAATATCCTTCCATCGCCACCGGCTCTGTCGGCTCCTGCTGCGCGGCGAGGGCGGATATGGGGGGGCAATATCCTGACCCGTGGCAAAGTTCGCATTCAGCATGCGGCCCATCGCCATAGCAACGAGGGCATGGGGCGGATTTCGCGCTGTCACTCTTGGCTGCGATAAGGTCGATAAATAGGGGTTCAATTGCTCGGAAAATCGGCTTTCCATTTCCCTCGTAACACTCGCAATCTGGCGCTTTGCAAGCGTTCGGGCCGGGTAATCCTGTGCAAATTGTTTTGATAATTTTATCCTGCAACCGCTTAATCAGTTCTTCGCGTTCGCTCATTCCACCCTCCGTATCATTGAGTTAATGCCGCTAGATTGGCCGCGACGAGGGTCATCAGCGTGCATGGCGTATGACTTGCGCGGCTCGTTGAATGTCTCGCCGCAGTCCGGCAGCGGTTCGACGGTCATATCCGTCGCGACGAATTCAGGGGCGGCATACATCTGCGCCAGATAACGCTCGGCCTCGACAACCTTCACGTATGCGTCTATGACCTTGTAGACGTTGCCGTGTGCCTGCGCTTGGCGATGATTGGCGCGTGCTTCCAAAAGGTCATTCGTTGCGCGTAGGATGTCGGCGGCTTGGTCGATTTGGGCGGCGATGGAGTTCATGTTATCTCCCGATAATCATGTTTGTTGCAACATCAATAATGTCGCAGTTGTTATGAACAAAAAACCATCCGAGAGCGTTTTCTGCATCATGGATGGTATTAAATTCCCAACATTTACCGACTTCTGCGCTATCAACAAACACTTTAACGCACATCACTTTTATCATCATTTTATCCCATTCTCCGGCCCGTTGCCGTATTGAGATAGTTGCATAATGCCTTGATTCGCGTCAATAGCCAGAGCCATTGAATTTATTAATCAGCGCATACCGTTTAATAGGTTAGTATTTACTTACGTTTGCGCCGCTCTTTTACTATTCCAATAAATCCTAGATTCTTACCGCAGTTGCAGCAGATTGCGTCACATGCCTGTGTTTCTCGGTATTTGGCGTGATTGCATAGCCACGACCTAACAAGGTTTCTGGCGCAGATAAAGGCTATTAGCGCAAATACCCACGCAAAAAATAGCGAAAAAACTATACTTTCAGCGACAAATTTAGCCAACCAAAAATAAATATAATCCATGCTTACCTCACGTTAGCGCACACTAACAATCACCAATACCGTCTAAATCAGACCGGCCAGCAGCAGGAATTGCCAGAATTCCATTATTTCACGCGGGCGGATAGCATGGCGTCGGCAATCAAATATGCGTCTTTTGCATACATATCAACGCCACTTTGAGGCTGTATAGAACACGCCAGTAATCCCTGCATCGCCTTCGCCGCAAAGTAGTCGCGCAGGGTCATACCATTAGAGTTGAAATATCCGGGCGCGTTACTTGTCGGAAACGCAGACCCGCCGCATTCTTTAATATCGCTCATTTCCACCTCCAGCACTTCATTTTCCCATGCTCCACGATAAACACCGTCATTTCCCCATCCTGCGACGGTAGCCGACATGCCGCCACGAGGCCCGTATCTTCGATATACGGCGCTGCCGGTGCTGTCGGTATATGCTGCCATAGCAGGGCGGCCAGAGCGCCTAGAAACGCGGCTATCAGCGATTGGACGCGCCGTGATGACCGGCTGATAACGTCCATGTCTCCCGGCTTGGCGTTCTGCATAGTGTCAACCGGAGCCGGAGCCGGAGCCGGAGCCGTAGCCGGAGCCGTAGCCGTAGCCGTAGCCGTAGCCGTAGCCGGAGCCGTAGCCGTAGCCGGAGCCGTAGCCGTCAAGCGTCAGTGTCACTTCCATTTTGATTGGTCAACATCAATGATGTGGATAAGCGCCTTTTCGGTAAAGCGCACGGTTCCGACGTTATCAACGACGGTATCACGCAGCGGCCCGTTGACAAGTTCGCCAAGCCCTTTTGTGGTTCCCCACTTGCGGATATTTTTGGCGTTTCGGATAACGAAAAAATCGCCGTCCTTGATGATGTTTCCGACGTAAACGAAACCGCGATCAAGAACCGCAATCTTGATGCAACCAAGCGGCGGCTGTGCTGATACAGAATCCTTGCGGATATATTCAACATCGTCAATTTTCAGTGTTTCAGGCTTGCTCATTTTTATCTCCTGTTTAACTACGTTAAAGTAAAACCATTCCCGCAAACGCCCCGCACGCGAAGCCGAGGCAGAAGGCGGCAATAACAATCACGTTGCCATACAGACGCATCTGACGTTCATGGATTGCGCGTAACATATCCCATTCGTTCATAGCTGCGAATCCTCCATATCAATGATGCCGCCGTCGTTCTTCGGCGCCGGCGTTGTCGGCACGTAATCATCAAGCATCTGGTCGATCACGTTGTATTGCTCCTGATTGAGTTCGTTCAAATGCTCGACTTTCCACGTTTTAAGGCAGTATTTCTTAACCTTGTCTCGCGCAATGCCGACTTCGTTGATACGGGCTTCTAGGCGCTTGTGCTGCGCTGGACTAATTACAGAGGGTGCAGCACCCGCAGAGTCAGCAGCGGGGAGGGCGCTGCTAACGGGGTGACTCTGCGGGGCTGCATCGGTTGACGCGGGCGGCGGCAAGGTCTTAGCCTCGCGCTCTGCCTTCTGTCGCGCCATTTCTTTTTTCATTGCTGACCGCTGCTTAGAATCAAACTTCGTCCAAGCAAATACGCGCTCATCAGCGTCAAAGTCGTTATCGTCCAGCGTGACCACGGCATCTGCAATGCTGCCTGCGGCGAGGAATTCATGCACCTTAGAAACAATTTCCTCAATGACCGGCATACGGTCAACGGCTACGCGATCTTCCGCGCCACTGGTCGGCGTGATTGTTTTCTCTGGCGCGAAGTCGCGCACTTCTTCCGGCACATACATGCCACTGGTCGCCATCGGGCAAACTGTGCGGATGCCTTCGGAAACGCAACGTGAGCGCAACATCTGGCGCGGGTATTTTTTCCACATATCCCGGCTGGCGAGTCCTGCCAATGAAGCGCGTTTCAACGTCCATTCAATCCGAACGGTTCCCCCTGACGGATGCGAAAACGTGGCATCGGCTACGGTATCGTCCAGCGCGTGCCATTCGACCTTCCCCTGATTCTCAAGAAAGTCTCTCAGCATGGCCTCCGTCTTTTTGGCCGGTCGCCCCTGAATAATGTCATAGTCGCGTGCCGCCATTGCCGGATGCCTGCCCTCGGCCTGCGCCACCAGCATCAGCGCCATTGCCTGATCTGCGGTTTTCACGCCGAATAGTCCAGACTTCGCCACGGCTTCCGCCATGCGGCCCATGTCTTGCATTGTTACCAGTGCGTTGCTCATTTCGATTTCCTCTCGTAAACGTAAACTCCGCGTTTCAGCGCGAAGTAAATCATGCGACCTTGCCACGCCAGCAGAAACGCTGCGGGCTTAGGCTTAACTAACGGCCCATATTCAGAAACCACTGCGCGGCGTTGACCGGCTAACTTGTAAAGCTGCGCCAGAGTTTTAACCTGCTTCATGCCGTCACCTTGCTCGGCTGTTTCAGATTCACGTAAGCCTCACGCGTTTCGCCTTCGGAGGGCGGGTCGATTTTTTTGAGCCATGAAGTATGAAAATGCCATCCGTCACTTCCTGCGTCTGTTCCGTTTGGCATATCAGCGCCGCAAAATCCGCAAATTTCATCTTGCCCATAATCAATATCTTCAACAATAAAAACTCGTTTCGGCCCGACATTCTCGGCACAGCAAGATTTAACAACCATCACCAAATCCCCCTTCTTAATCATGCCGCCCCCAAAAACAGCCACAAAACAATCAGCGCAAAATAGACCACGATCAATCCTTTCGCCATTTTTTCCGTAATGTTTTCGCCATCATCGTGCTTCCCCAATTTCTTGCGGCGGTCGGCGTAGTCTTGCAGGGTGTGGCGGTAGCGGATAATCATCGTAATCCCCCGTAATTAGTAAGGTGCGTCCTGCACATCGTCGAGAATGGGTGGGCGGCGGCTTGGCTTTGTCTGATGCAACAAGCCTTTCGGCTTACAGGGCATCCGATCTACCAGCGCCGCCCGTTGATCTGTAGCCGCATCTGGAAACGGCCATGTAGTGGGTAGAATCATTTAGGCCGCTTTGTATTGACGCGCCATAAATTCATTGGCGTCGTATCCGAAAATTTTTGCGTCATACATTGGATGATTCGGATTGCCTTCGTTCAGCAAGTGGCGCGGGGTAGCGTTAAGTTCGTCGCAAGCCTGCTTGTGTCCGGCCTTGGCTGCGCGGATTGCATCCTTGCTTTCAAACACTGACTGCTGGACTGTGCGTTTCATCGTCTGCTCCCGTTATCGCCGCCCGTTGCGGCATGTCTGTATATTGCGCGTCGCATAACGCACTGTCAAGCCTTTTTAGAAACTTTTTTCTTGGCCTTTTTCGTGGGTTTGTTAGTGTCCGATAACTCCCTAGCTTTTAGCGCCCTGTAGAGAGTGCTAGGCCACACTCCGGCCTGATGCGCTGCGTCATAACGACTAAGGCCGTCATCTACTAGCTGCATCGCGTTGCGGACTTCCTGACTCTGTTTGGCTGGCATGTGGGTATATCTCCTTTTCTGGCGTGAATCCTATACCGTGGCAATATAATACGCAATATGCCTTGACAGCTAATTTTTTCGCGTGGTTTAATGCAAGCGTCAATAACGAAACGGGAGAATATGATGGGATGCGATATTCACATTCATGCAGAGATAAAAATAGCAGGCAGATGGGAGCATTACGCGCAGCCAAAAATGGAGCGCAATTATCGGGCGTTTGAAAAACTGGCAGGAGTGCGCGGCGAAAAAACTAATGCAATGTTTCCTGTGCGCGGTATGCCGTGGGATGCGTCAGCCACTACGCGGTTTGATTGCGCCCATTACGGAACGGACGGACATACGCATAGCTGGATTTCAGCCGATGAAATTGCGCGTTTTTCTGGATGGTGGAAAAGTCACGTTGACAGTAAGCCGTGGCCTGAGTGGGATTGCTGGCTGTTCGGCAACAACTATTCGGATTTCGTGAACTATCCGCAAAATCGCATTGAAGGTCTTGAGGATATCCGTTTTATTTTCTGGTTCGATAACTAGGAGACACCATGAAACTGTTACTCGCCATGCTCCAATTCCTACTCAGCAAGAACGCCGAAAATGCCAAGAATCTGCGCCGCGAAATATCGGCGGTTATGCCGAAACGTCAGAGGAAAACGAAATGACCGAACCCCTAGAAGCCACAATCCTGCGCGTAAAACTCGCCCGCGCTAAATTGTTCCGCAGTCTGTATTTCAATGTATGCCATTGCGCCGCGTACACTTGGGCGCATCGCAGATATATGGGCCGTTGCTGCCCTAGCAAGGCGGCGAAATGACCGCCGACAATAATCCGTGGCGCGGTCTGCAATGGTCGCCTGAGCAGATTAAAGCGGCGATGCAATTAGGCTCCGGCAGATACATCATCAACATGATACCGCTTCATAAAAATGCGGTGTATCGTTACCCAAATATCTGTTACTGCGCCGCGTATCCGTGGCTGCATCATCGCAAAATCGGGAGGTGTGGGAAATGAGCGTAAATTGCCCATATTGCGAAGCTGATATTGAAATAAATCACGATGACGGAAGCGGCTATTCTGAGGATGAATTGCACACTCAAGAATGCCCGAAATGTGAAAAGAGTTTTGCCTTTTATACGTCAATTCATTTTAGCTATTCGGTTCGCAAGGCCGATTGCTTAAATGACGGAAACCATAATTACGAGCGCACAAAAACTTATCCGCCTGAGTTTGCTGTAATGCGCTGCGTAATGTGCGGCGACGAAAAACCGTTACCGGAAAATAAGCCA